AGCCGGTCATTCCGGCAGAAGAGCCTGAGCAGAAGGAAGAGAAAAATTTTATCCAACAAACACAAGAGTTTTTGTCAAGGTCTATAAACCCGGCATTTGTATCGGCGCCACGCATGGGGCGGGCAGAGCTGGAATATCGGCGTGAGGAAAGCCTGGGCCCACTCAAGCCACTAGGTCAGTTCTTGAACGTGGTGACGTCGCCGCGTTTTCAAGACCAAATGCTGGTCGGTCCTGTTAATGCAATATCAAAGCTGGGCAATGCGCTTGGCGATGTCATCTTGCGCAAGCCGTCTGTCGACACGTCTGACGCATGGCAAATCTCTCCAGAGTTTGCGGCTAAATACAACCCGTTCACTTTGGGCCGAACAGATCGACTGGATCCTGCCGCGTCAGATGAAGCTGCTTTAGGGCTTGGCGCAGCGGCTGGTGGCGAGCTTGTTGGCATAGGCCTCAGCCTTGGCACCTTGAATGTTGCAAAGAGGACTCCGCAAGTTATCAATGCGCTTGAGAGATTGCGAAAAACGCGGACTGTTAAGAACTTGGCAGTCGCACAAGCAACAAATCCAAAGCTGCGAACTGCCGTTGGCCTGACGGCAGAAGCCGGCAAAGCTGTTGCAGGTTCAACTGCAGCAGTCCCATTCATCGATCCAGAAGAGGGCAATGCCCTTAATTTTTTAGATCTGTTTGGGGTTGAGGCGCCAGGAAGAATTGATGCCGACGACGACTATTTCACTGCATTAGCCAAAGCGACTGCTGTTGATGGGGTGTTGGCACCGCTAGCCGTGTTGGGTGGGTTGAGCTTTGTGCCTCCAATTAAGCGTGGGCTTGTAAATGACGGGGCAGGTTTTTTTGACGATCTGGCCAAGGTTGAGCTTGAGCCGTACATGCCACCAGTCATTGACCCCAGCAGGGCTCTGCCGCCGGCACCACCTAAATACGACTCAGCTATTGCGCGGTCACTCGACGACCAGACCCAAATCGCTCAGGTCGTG